TATAGTACCACTATATGTAGTGGTATTGTCTCGATATACTATATATAGTGTAGGTGGTGTGGAATACTAGATGTAGTTTGACAAGCACCCCCTACCATATTTAGTATCATCATTTCAACATACTAGATATGGTATACCTAAAGAATTATTAAAAAAAACTTGTAAATAAACTTGACAAACTATTCTAATTGTGATAATCTTATTTTATAAGTTTCAATACAGTTAGGAAAAAATACTTGAGGACTTATAAAAGAGTCAAAGAGATTTGACAAATATTAAGAATCTGCTAAGATTAAAAACATAGAATAGAAAGAGGGCTCAAGGTCTGGGGCATAAGGAAAGACCAAACCGGAAACGTTAAACCGAGCTATCCGGAGTGAATGACGAGGCACTAAAGAAGCAAGCCGATTGAAGGCTTTAAATAATCGAAAAGTGGTAGGAGTTGAAATTCTCCAAGTCAAAACGATACCCCCTTAAAACAGGTCAGCAAGTAAAGGGGACTATATGAAAATTAAAATTGAATTTGACACTGATAACGATTCTTTTCAAGAGAGCTTTTATTCAGAAGTCAAAAAAGTATTAAATAATGCTGAGAATATTATTGAGTGCAATGGAATCTTAATAGAAATAGATTCACCAATATATGACACAAATGGTAACAAAATCGGCAAAGTAATAAAGGAAGTTGAGTAAATTATGGAGACATTAAATTCAACCGGTTCAATGAGCCGTGTACAATATGACGGTGTAACTTTATTGTATAGCTATTCAACTATTGTCGGATATGTAAAAGATGATAAAGCGATTATAACTAATTACTATTATTCAAATACGACTAATAGACATCTGTACAATTTTAGAGAAATGTACGGAGTAAATAAAGAAGATACATTTGAGCTAGGGGCTTTTTACAAGAGAGCAGAACTAGACGGAGTACAAGTATAACAAACAGGCTTGACCTGTTTTAAGAGGGTATCGTAAGTAGCTTGTAATCTATTAAACAAGTCATTTAGTCATACTAGCAATAGTAGTGAGCCACGTTCTAAACAGTAAAATGTTTAGATTAATGTTGAAGTAGGTTACAAGCTATTTATAGCAGAAAAGGGGTAAGTAATGGATAAAGAACATTTAACAGAAATAACTTTTGAAGACATTTTTGGTAATGTAGTAAGAACTGAATACTACGACCTTAGAAGTCCAAAAGAAAAACAAAAAGACAATAAGTAACTATCTAACTACACATCTACGGGTGTGTAGATAGATACTTATACAAGTATCAGAAAAGGGGTAAGTAATGGAAGAAAAAGAATACTGGGTTCATATCTACAGTCATACTAGCTTTATTGTAAAAGCTGAAAGTAAGGACAAAGCAGAGGAACTTGCATTAGAAGAGTTTGACACCGTTGAGTTTGATACTGAAAATGTTATCAATCACGAGTGGGACAAAACAGAATCTAAAGAGGTTGAATCCGACTAACTTACAGCTACCGTAGGTAGCTTGTAGCTTATGGGTTATGTCTGCATTGCAGTCAAGATTAAAGTAACTCCTGTAAGTTACAAGCTATTTATATAGCAGATTGAAAGGGGTAATAGTGAAAACTTGGTTAGAAGTTAAATTTGCAGATACAGATTTAATTGAACCGGAAAATGTGACAGGTCTTTGGGTTAGAGTATATCCACCGGGAAAGACCGGTGGTATATGGGAAGCCGAACTAGACAGGATGTATAAAACTCCGTCTAAGAACTCATCTATTATTAGTAGTGAGTTACCTAGAAAAGATTTTCCTATCTTTATGAACCAATACAAAAACGCTTACATAACTGTTAAGTATTTAATGGAAAGCATTAAAGACGGCAGAGTAGAGTTTTGGTATAAAGGTACAGAGTAACTATCTAACTGCACATTGTACGGTGTGCAGATAGATACTTATAAAATATAAGATATCAGAAAAGGGGTAAATAATGTACAGAGTAAAAATGGAAGTTTATTTTGACATAGACGGAACTAATGCAGAAGTAGTAGATACAGTACGAGATTACGAGATGAGAAATCTATTAGAGTTTTCTTTTCTTGACCTCGTGTTTGGTGAACCAAAGGTAAGAGCATTGACTTTTGGAAACCACGAAAGGTATGAGTTACTCACAGAAGAATGTGATGTATTTAGTTCAAGTTAATTTACAGCTACCGTAGGTAGCTTGTAGCACATAGTAAGGTCTTACAAACTAAGCGAAAGCATTTTGTAATAGGTTTTCTAGGCAACCTCAAACTGTGTGTTACAAGCTATCTATAAAGCATATTGAAAGGGGTAAGTAATGGAAATCCAAGAATATTGGAGCGAGTATCACGATAAAGATTACATTAACGAACACCGTAACAAAGACTTTAGTTACAGTATTGTGAAAGGTGGTCATTACGGTTACAAAAGTATGTGGAATTATGCAAAGAACAACGTACCAAAAGATAAGCGTATGAAGTTTATGACACTACATCTTGGTCAAACAGAGCAAGAAGTAAAGAAAAGATTGTATGAGATTAAGTCACATTGGTATGTAGGCGATGACAAAATGCCTCACGCTAGGCGACCTAACAAATACAATCGTAGACGTAATTTAGGTAATTATTATAGATACGAGAAGTAATACTTAGCATAGACTACATCGTAAGGTGTAGTCAATGGTAGGTATCGTAAAGTTATCACCGTAGCCCAACAGTTTATGCAAAAAACTGTGTGGCAAAATGAGAGCTAGACTAGGCAAGATTCTCTGAAATAATAAAGTTAGACTGCAATCTAACTAATGAGGCGTAGCTGTAGCAAAACAGGAAAAACTACGATAAGGAGCTAACGAAGGACGGTTTGGTCACCGTGAAGTTATGAGTTTGCCGAAAAGACAAAGTCTAGGTAAAACATCTGTGGTCATCTCATCTATGGGTTGTGATAAGAGAAAGGATTGACGCACCACTTATCGCAACACGATAACTTTACAATACTTACAATGCTGAAAGTGGAAACCTTAGCTTGCACTAAGGACAAACCTAGATAAACAATGTAATTCCAGACTAGGTGCTGAAAGTAAGTATTGCTATCTATAAGTAGGAGCCAATAACTATTGCCCTGTTGATTGGTAACTGAAAGTAGGTAGCTTGTAGCACATAAGAGAGGACAGATGACAACAAAGCATAAGCGTACCTCTTAGTTCGGTAGTAGGAAGTTGGAAACGCTACCAATGAACGAGTAAAACCAACTTGTGTGTTACAAGCTATCTATGTTCCACAAATGAAATGAAAGCAAATGGTTGGATAAGTAGGTAGCTTGTAGCACATAGATAAATTTGGCGTACATCAGTAAAGCGTAATCTGAAATAGTGATTAACAGATAATCTAATTGTAAGTAGGGCGATGGAAACGCTTACAAGTCTGTGTGTTACAAGCTATCTATAAAGATAAGCAAAAGAAAGGGAATGTATGAATACAGGATTATTTATTCTAGTTGTATTACTTGCTGTAGCTTGGTGGATTTCAGGCGAAGTCCATAGGTTAAAAGCTAACAAGCAAGAACAATTAGATGATGAGTTAGCACTTGCAAGAATTGTAGGTGTGTTAGATGAATAGACAACAAAGAAGAGCTATGAAATCTAAGAAAAAAGGTGGTTATACTGGATTAACAAAACTTAATGGTAACTCAACATTTGGTTCAAGAGTTGCTAAAAAATAGTTTGTAACATATACCCCTTATGTATGGTACGCTAATCAGCCCTCTCCGGAGGGCTTTTTAGTATGTAAAATAAATTTTAAAAACCGCTTAACATAAGTAAAATTACTTTACTATAATTAAAGTATGAGTAACGCAATACTTGATATGCCGTTAAATTGTAGGCAGATAGTTGTCTCATTTAATAAATCATTCAGTGTTTTTCCAAGCACTAATGATGTACAAAGATACTGCAGATATCATAAATTAGAAATTGTTACTGCAGAGACACAAATGGGTAGCTATATAATTACAGTTAAAAAACAAGACAACAGTTTATAACAATTAAATAAGAAAGGAGCATCGATGAGCGATGTTAATGAGCTATTGGATAGTGCAAGACAATCAATAACAACTACTCAAATGAAACACGAGTATGATGTATTGTTTGAAGCATTAAAAGAAGCGTCTAATGAATTACAAAATATCAAATCATTAGAAAAAACGTGGATAGATACACGTAACAAAATTATCAGCAGACTTTATCACGAACATAAAGCAAGTATGATACACATTGCAAATGTCTGTGGTATCACAAGACAAATGGTGCATTACATATGCACAGAAGATAAGAAAGAGGTGAACAATGCCAAAGTTTAATCCGAACGATTATGAAATGGTAGAGGACAGACTTAAGAAGTTTTGGAAAGACAATCCAAACGGTAGAGTCTGGACAGAAGTAGTAAAGACAAGTGATGATGGCTCAATGGTCATCGTAAAAGCTATGGTTTACTCAAACAAAGAAGATGCTAATCCTGTAACAACAGGTATTGCACAAGAAGTAAAAGGTCAAGGTGGCTTTGCTAACGCTGATGCTTGGATGGAAAACTGTGAGACATCTGCTATTGGTAGAGCTTTAGCTAACTGGAAATATCAGGGAAACGCTAAGAAGAGACCAAGTAAAGAAGAGATGTCTAAGGTTGAAGTAGAGAAGAAGCCTGTAGCTAAACCTACTAAAGCTGAAGAAGAAGCTATGAGTAAAGTAGTTGATGAGATGGTCAATACTAAAACTGTATCTGACCAAATCAATGAAATACTTAACGGTGGTGGATACGAACATCTAACCTCTGAAGACATAAAGAATCATAAGAAGTCAGCGTATGATACTTGTGTAAACTCAGGAAGCCCAAAAGAAGTTAATGATTGGACACAAGAACAAGTAAGTATGTTCTTTGAAATGTTTGATTTAATATCTTCCAATCCTGAAGAGGAGATTGTTAAAGAAATCTTTGGTGATGTAGAAAACAAAAAGGTATGCCCTGAGTGTAATGAATCAGATTACATAGAGGACAACAGAGACAAAAAAGAATCTGACCCTAAGTATTCTAAGATACCTGACTTTGCTTGTAGCAACTATGGCGACAACAACGGTTGTGGTAAAGGTTGGTACATAGGCAATGAAGATTTTCCTGCAGGATGGATTTAGAATCGGTAGGTAACTCAATTAACGTTGAGAGACTTAAAGAAAAATTAAAGAAACGATTTCCAAATCATAACTTTGATATTCCGCCTGAGCCTGACAGGAAATGTAAAGCTCCATATCTATGCAACAATACAGAAAAAATTAAATACTCTGACTCAGAAGGTAACATCTTTTGTGGTCAGAGATTTAAATTAACAGACAAAGATAACCCATACAAATGGACGTGGGAAACTTGTCACGCAATGTTGCAATCAGTAGATGAGCAGAAGAAATTCAAAGATATGCAAGGAGATATATTTTGAAATGTAAAAGCTGCAATGTCGGTGAGTACAATATATTTGGTGAACCAAGTCATATTGAAAACGGATATTGCAAGGAGTGTAAGGAGTACATAGAATGTTAACACAAACAGAAGTTATAGATAGATGGAATAGCATACACATAGCTAACGAACCATTGATAGAAACATCTGATAATCCATTTGCTACTTATGATGCACAAAGTAGTGAGTATATAGTAGAGATAAAATCAAGAGATAAAAATTATGATTCTTGGATTATAGAGAAATATAAGTTTGATATAAATTTAGAAGACTCTATAAGAACAGGAAGAGACTTTTTATATATAACAGAACATAAAAGAAAACTTATGGTTTGGAATATAAATGATTTAGTAGCGGTAGATTATGCCTTTAACTGGCACAAGAGATGGCTTCCGAAGACAACAGACTTTGAAGACAACGAAGTAATATTAAAAGAAGTAGGATATCTACTTAACAGTTACGCTAGAAAATATTAAGGAGAAAGAATGATTGATGTAATGTTAAGCAAAGCAACAGAAGGTATGTTGATTGCAGAATTATTAAACAGAAGAAATGAAAAGGAAGTGCCTTTGTTTATGGGTAAAAGTATATTGTTACCTACTGGACAACAGCAATTACTTGCAATACTTCCTAACATACAGATACTTACTAACACACAAGAGGAAGAATGAGTAGTCCAGATAGCAAAGATTATCCTAGATGTATAGAGTGTGGCGAAGTACCACAAACAACATTAAATTATGATGGTAGGTGTGTAGGTTGTATGGCACACGAAATTGAAGATTGTGTATAGACCACTATCAGATAGCTTAACTATTATGCCTAGCAAGATAGAAGGTCTAGGTTTATTTGCACTTAAAAATATACCTGCAAGTAAGTCATTAGGTATGACACATTATTATTTACCAGGTGAAGAGAATGATTACATAAGAACACCACTTGGTGGATTTATTAATCATAGTGAAGACCCTAACTGTGGTTTATACACAGTAGGAAGTAAGAAGTTTTTAGTTCCCGAACGAGATATTGAACCATTAGAGGAACTAACAGTTAAGTACGCAATGTATGAAGTACAATAAATTTTACGACATCGACTTACCTTTTGGTGAAACTTATGAACAACAACTTAAAGAGTTTTACGAAGGAAAGAACATTGAAGTTAAAACAGAACGTGATATATGGAAATCAACAGGCAATCACGCTGTAGAGTTTAGGTGTCGAGGTAAGTTAAGTGGTATCAGTACAACCAAAGCAAAATACTGGGGCATAGTATTAACAATAGATGGTGATGCAGTAATGTTTTATGTAATACCTGTTGATGAATTAAAGAAACTAACAAGAAAACATTATCATCTTAATAACGTTGTAAACGGTGGTGACGATAACGCATCTGAAATGGTACTCGTTCCATTAAAAGAAATTGCTACCTATTGTTTATAATATTCTGTAATTATCCCAACCATCTGCATTGACTGTGAATGTGAGAACTCCTGGTTCATTCCACATTCCAGTTCTTGCAGTAAAATCTTTAGAAGCATCTATGCTAGGACACTGCATCCAAGTCCTCTTACCTTGTTTTAAAACTCTTGGATGATGATAATGTCCAGTCACTAATATTTCAGCAGCACCACTAGGCAACCAACCAAACATCTGTCCTTGCCACCACTTCATAATCTTACCTTCTGGACCAGCACCACCACCAGTCATATGACCGTGAGTAATTGCTACAGCTTTACCTTTAATCTCTAGCAAGTGATGATAGTCAGTTGGAAGTATGACGTTTACTTTGTCATATCTTTTATTCTGTGCAAGTATTTCTTTAACTATTTCAAAGTGCATCATATCAGAGTTGTCTAATCTATCAGATAGGACTTGTCCTTTAGAACTACGAGTCATTTCACCGTGGTTACCACCGATTCCACAAACTGTAATCTTATCTGCGTGTGGTAAGAATGTATCAATAGTTCTCATTATCATTTGTCTAGCTAATCTATATTGCTGAGACAGAGAGAGCTCGATATTGAAGGGCATTGAGCTGTAGAAACTGGTATCACAGTTTTCTGTGAGGTCACCTAATCCTAATAGGTATATCTCATCTATATTCGTACCTGCCTTACGGAGTGCCTTAATCTGTTTTACTGCTCTCTCAAGAGCTATATCATAGCGTTTAACGGTATTTTCAACGCCATAATCAGCCTTACCTAACTGCCAGTCAGCCATCGTATATATAAAAGCTGTATCACCACCGTAATTAGTATCTTTTAATTTAGGTTTATGCTTAAACATTGATAAAAGCTCATCAAAATACTCATCTAATGCAGGATTTTTACGTCTAACTATCCCTTTAAATGCAAAAAAGGTAGTCGTTTGACCACCTTTTAATTGTGCTTCCCAAGAAGATGCACGAACCGTGCCTTCTATAGTGTAATATTTAGGGTCAAAACCCCAACCTCTAAGTATGTCATCATACTTATTTTTATAGTCAGGGTCAGTACCTACATAAGTTACTTCACCTTTACCAGTTGACTCATCAAATTCTATTGATGGTTGCCAACCTGATTTATAATAATTGTTTCCTAATTCTTGTGTCATATCAACCCTTTCTGTTAAGGATATTATACACAAATATTATGAACTTTTCAGTTACTTAGTAATTTGTTTTTTAGCGTATGTCTTGACAACTGCTAGTGCAGCACCACCACCTGCTAATGCAGCTAACTCTAATGTATTTGCATCAACAGATATCAAAGGTGCAACAACTAAAGCTCCAA